ATAACGCGGGGTTTTAACATTTCTAGGTTTTAAATTGGCAATAGCTAAAGAATTATGGGATAAAGCTAGAGCGCTATTCGAACTTGGCAACTCATTAAGTTTAATTTCAGAGAGCACCGGAATAGATAAGTCTAGCATATCCAAAAAAGCTAAATCACAAGGATGGATGCAAGGCGAAATTCAACAGTTGAAAATTGATAAGATTAATTCAATCAAACAATTAACTGACGTTGAGATTAAAATTCAACAGCAAATTCAACCCCATCAAGTCAAAGAATTTAATCAAGCTGTCGAACGTGAATTAAATATTAAAGAATATGCAGAAGATACCCAATACGCAATCTTAGATGTAATGCGTAAAGCGGCAAAAGCAGCAGATAGATTTATTGAAAATAATTCTAACGGGTTGTATGTAAAAAAGCAAGATGATAAAGGTATCACTTATGGATTAACTACTGAGGTTATACCTCACTTAGCCCCTGTTTTAAATGGGGCGACGACAATAACTAAAGATGATAAGCCAACCACGGCAATTCAAATCAACAACGAAAACAAAGTAGAAGATAAGGTGATAATTAATATTGAGGGTATTTGATGAATCTTGACATTAAAATACCTAAATTATTATTACCTATTTTTAAAAAGTATCGCTATAAAATATTATATGGCGGTCGATCAAGCGGTAAATCTGCAAGCGTGATACGCTACTTAATCGCGCGGGCTATGCAACGCAAGACTAAGATACTATGCACGCGTGAAACACAGACTTCAATACAGCATTCAACATACGCCGAGCTTAGAGACTTAATCTACGAATTAAACTTACAGCATGATGCAAAATTAAATCCTGATGGTATGTTTATTGTCAAACACGATGGTATTATCTGTACAAATGGCAGTGAGTTCATATTTAAGGGCTTATCTCGTGATATTATGCAGATTAAGTCAATACCTAATATTGATATTTGCTTTGTTGAAGAGGCAGACACGATCAAAGCGAATGAATGGAATATTCTCATTCCAACTATTCGAGCTGAAAATTCTGAAATAATTATATGCTTCAATCCGAGAGATGCGCATTCTGATACTTATCAAAAATTCATTGAAGCGCCACAATCTAATGATGAATTACGGATTGAAATTAACTATCCAGATAATCCATTTAACAGCCAAGTTATTTTAGATGAAATTGCTAAACTTAAAAAATACAATTATGCTTTATACGAACACGTTTATTTAGGCAAAGTATTAGATATATCTGAGCAAGTCATATTCAAAGGCTGTTTTGAAATACGAGAATTAGAAGTTAATCCATTGACTCAAGTTCGGTATGGTCAGGATTATGGATTTTCGCAAGACCCATTTGCAATGGTGCAAGTTTGGTTAATTGATGATCACACAATTTATATTGATGCTGAGATATACGAGATTGGATTATTACCGACTAAAATACCTAGCCGAGTGCGTGCAGTTATGCCAAATGCCATGCGTAAGCGTATAGCAGGTGATGCAGCACGTCCAGATACAATAGCAGAGCTAAACAACCTCGGGTTGAATGTAGAAGCTGCACCAAAATTAAAAGGTAGCATTGAGTCTGGTATTCAATACTTGCAAGGTAAAAAGATAATTATTCATCCTCGTTGTGTTAATACTATATTTGAGTTCTACAACTATAAGTATGAGCAAGATAAAGAGGGTACGATATTAGCTAAGCCTATTGACAAGCACAATCATATTCTCGACGCTTGTTTATCGGCAGATTCTTTGATTAATACCGAAAATGGCTTAATTAAAATATCTGATATGGTTGGTACAGTTGGTAGAGTGTGGAGCTTTAACGAAGAAACTCAAACTTCTGAGCTGAATGATTACTATGATGTAAGAATGACACAGCCATCGGCTATTACGTATGATGTTGAACTGGAGGACGGTAGAATTATTACAGCTACTGAAAATCACCCGTTACTAACGCAGAGGGGCTGGGTAGAATTAAGAGATTTAACAATTGAGGATAAGATAATGGATATATCGCAAAGCATGGTATAATATTGTTTTAAAGGATAATGTTATGCTGAAAAATCAATACTTTAATTCTATTAAATTTACTCGTGATGAGCAATCTGGATATTATCTATCTGCTCCTATTCTGTGCAATGGACGCCAAGAAAGAATGCACCGTTATGTTTGGAGACATTATAACGGGAGTATCCCTGATGGTCATCATATTCATCATATAGACGGCAATAAAGGGAATAATGATATTAGCAATCTTGCTTTAATTCATGGGGCTGATCACATATCTATGCACGTAAAAGAATATCATGAGTTGAATGGTGAAAAAGTCAAGCAACATCTCGATAATATTCGTCCAATGACTAAGGAATGGCACGCCAGTGCTGATGGTCGTGATTGGCATAGAGCGCATTATGAAGAAATGAAAGAAAAATTACATATCAGAATAAAAATGACTTGTGATTTTTGTAATAAAGAATTTGATGGGCTTCCTAATCATTCCAAAGTATGTTCAAATAAATGTAAATCAGCTTTGCGTAGACAGTTAGGTATCGATGATATAATCAAAAAATGTAAGGTATGTAACAATGAATTCTCCAGTAATAAATACGCAAAAGTTACTACTTGCACAAGAAGCTGCGCAGCCAAACTACGTTGGAATAAAAGGAATAAAACTCAAGACTAGCGAACCAGTCTACAATATGGAAGTTAGAAATGTGCATAATTATGCGGTAAATGGTTTAATTGTGCACAATTGCCGTTACGCCCTCCACAAAGAAATCGCAGCCAGTCGCCGTCAAATCAAAATTAACCCAGATTTATTGAAGAAGTTATAACATGAAAATAAAATCTATCATTCTTGATGAATTTGGTAAACCATACGAAATAAATAAACCACAATACACATTACCACAATCTATGCAAGAGAATAAGCTGGTACAGCCCAGATTAGCTCAAGATAGTAATGGAATGGATTCAGAATTACCGATCAATATGTGGGGTGATTCTAACGGATTTATGCAAGTTGATGATATTATTACCGACTTCGTAGGTTGGGGTGTATTGTCTTTAGTTGCTCAAAATGGGATTGTACAGAACATTATTAATTGTATCAGCAATGCTGCTACACAAGAATGGGGGCAATTGTACTATGACGGCAAAGACAAAAGCGCAGAATCAAAAATGCGTAAAATGGAAGCAAAAGCTAATCAACTCAAACTTCGTGAAACTATGCGAATTGCCCATCAAAAGACTATTTTGTTTGGTGGTTGTGTGGTTTATGCCAAATTAGCTGGCGATGACAAAAAGTTACAAAAAGAGTTTATAAACCAGCCTAATCAATCAATACGCTATTTGAAAGTAATCGAGCCGCTTTACGCTGTACCTACTTCATTTGAAGCAAGTAATCCATTATCTAAGTATTTTTACTCACCTGAAATCTGGGCGATTAACGGTACGATGACACATATTAGCCGACTAATGCACTTTCAAGCAAATGATGCACCATTAATGCTAAAACCTGTTTATCAGTTTTTTGGTATTTCACTAATTCAAATGCTGCTAAGTTATCTAAAAGTGTTTAACTCAATGCGAGCGGATATAGCTGAGATCGTTAATAGATACAACATTAATGTACTGAAAACAGACATTAGCGCAATCCTAGAGGGCAGCACGGCAGATCAAGATGTAACAAGTATGCGCACTCGTGTGGAGTTGTTTAATAAATTAGCTGATAACTTCGGCGTAATGTTATTAGACAAAGAGGGCGAGGAATGGCAACAATTCAATATGACATTGACGGGCTTAGATAAGCTAGTTCAACAAAATCTTGAATACATACCCGTTATTAGCCAAATTCCAGCAACTAAGCTATTTGGTACAAGTCCAACTGGATTTGGTTCTAGCGGTGAGCATGAGTTAAAAACATTCTATGATCTTATCCGTAGTGAACAAACGAATAAACTATTGCCACATATTGAGCACGTGTTTGAAATGATTCAATATGAATTATTTGGAGATTACGACCCAAATATTAAATTTAGGTTTAATAGTTTGGAACAACAAAGCGACTTAGATCGTTCTGTCATCTTTAGTAATTATATTAATTCGATTGGTTCGCTTGTTGATCGAGGTATGATTACAGTAGAAGAATCAAGACAGTTTTTAGCGGATAAAGAAGAATTAGAGTTTAGCTCACTTGATACCGATGCAGAAATAACTAATCTTGAAGATGATGGTGCGGATAATGAAGACACAATCGGTTAATGGCATTGCTTTAGCCCCGGTAAAAGCACCAATCGCAATTGGTTTGGAATATCAACGGGCTTTAGTTAAGTTAGTCAAACGCCTTAATAAAGAGGTGTATAACGCATTAAGTTCTGAGTATGCTGATTTTGAAAGCGTGATAACACAAGATGCAAGCCCAGTATTCCAGATTGAAATGCGAATGAAAAAGATATTCGAGCGGTACACTGCATTGTTTAACAAAACAGGACAGTCATTGGCTGAAAGATTTGTGAGATCAATCAATCGCTCTAACTTCAATCATTTCA